ACCAAAGACATGGTTAATGCGCTGATTACCAGAGCAAAAAATCTAAATGAATATACAGTTACAACTGATGTGCCTGACAATTTCAGATTCAATGGTGTGATACCTTTTGATATGTCCATCACTGACGGCATAATTTATGCCAAAGTATGGGCACTAGAGTTTGACGAAGCTGTAAAAACATTTGATCAATACTTAGAAACTTGCCGATGAATGATACACATCAATGCAATGTCTGCAGTTGTGAGTACACCGACGACGAAGGTGGAGTAGAAGGAAACTTTGGTATGCTACCAGTGTCTTTTTGCCCCACTTGTTTTAGCTGCATGTGCGACATGGCCTCGCAGTACATGGATCCAGATCAAGAAGAATCAAATCCTGACTACAACGAGTTGATACGACAGTTAAAAGGTGTTCGTCGAATAGTTATAAATGATCAACACGGTGGATTTGGTCTTAGTCATGCGGCTAAAATTAAATATCTCACACTAAGCGGCATTGCTTTTACCTTGGAAGACCAACCAGATAGAGATACGCAACGTAAAAAAGGACCGCTGATAATGGTATCTGGTCAAGAATACTGGGAACGAGATATTGACAGAGATGATCCAGTGCTGGTCACAGTCGTACAAGAGATGGGCGCCAGCGCCAGTGGCGATCATGCCAAATTAAAAATTGTAGAAATTCCTGCCGATGTCGAATGGCAAATAGATGAATATGATGGCTCTGAATGGGTGGCAGAAAAACATCGAGTTTGGAGTTAAAAATACGGTAAATACTAACTTATGATACTAGCATATCTCCTGCTGCTCACCGGTCTAACAATCTCTGGCGTGGCAATTTATTACTCAGTGGTGGGCCTAACTGCTATATTTTCTGCGGCTGCAATACCCATTGTCATCATGGGCTCGGCCTTGGAAGTTGGCAAGCTGGTCTGTGCCTCATGGTTAAAAGCCAACTGGGAACGTGCACCCGGGTTTATGCGATATTACATGACCACTGCGGTAGTCGTACTAATGCTGATCACGTCAATGGGTATTTTTGGATTCCTTTCGAAAGCACATAATGACCAGAATCTTGTGTCAGGTGACGTTCAAAGCAAAATCGCTATCTTTGATGAAAAGATCAAAACTGCCCGAGAAAATATCGAAGCCGACCGCAAACAACTTAAACAGATGGATGAAGCGGTGGACCAGATCATGGGTCGTTCGTCGGATGAAAAAGGTGCCGACAAAGCCAACGCTGTACGTAAGAGTCAGCAGAAGGACAGGGTTTTGCTTGCCAAAGACATTGAATCCCAACAGAAACTTATTGCCGGACTTAACGACGAAGCAGCCCCAATACGTGCCGAAGTACGCAAGGTTGATGCCGAAGTTGGCCCAATTAAGTATATCGCTGCCTTTATCTACGGTACCACACCAGACGCCTCCATGCTGGAACGAGCAGTTACATGGATCATTATCTTAATTGTTATAGTATTTGATCCTCTGGCAGTTATCATGTTGCTGGCCAGTCAAATGACATTTGGTTGGACTAGAGAACAAAAAGAAAAACAAGAGCATCCTATTATTGCAGAATTGGATACAGATGTCGGCGAAAAACCAACCGAAGAAGAAAAAGCCTACGAAACAGATGATGGCCTGCCAGCAGAAGAATACATGGAGGCTTTTAGAAAATCTATCCCTATACCACCAGAAAATACAGTAACCACATCATCGTTGTTTCCTGAGTCAGATCCCACACTTGATCCTTGCTACCGATGCGGAACACCCCTGATTGTTGCTCCGGGTATAGGACCATTCTGTCCTAATAAAGAATGTGATGTTTTTGATTCTGTCAATGGCGAAGTTATAGAATTTACTGATAACACTTCAAACGAAATATCGCCGGCCGACAAACAAGCTCGACGTAATTGGAAAGAAGCAAATCCGGGCAAAAGTCTCAAAGCACATCAACGATTACACGAAGCAGGACACATAGATGAATTGCCTTGGAATCATCCTGACTATCATCCTGCGTATCAAGATCAAATAGCACTGGAAGCAGACAATGAGTTACCGCAGGCAACAGGCACCATGCGAGGATTTGGATCATCATTTCCCACTGATTGGATCAAAAAAGGCGACATGTGGTTGAGAACAGACAGACTGCCCAGCGCCTTGTACAAGTTCAATGGCAATGCCTGGATTGAAGTCGATAAAAATGTCAGCGACAGTTATGTATACGACGAAGCATACATAGATCATCTAATAGAAAAAATTGACTCCGGCGAGTATGATCCAGAATTATTGAGCGAGTCTGAAAAAGATGGCATCGCACAAAGACTAAACAACAAGCCCAAATAACATGGCCGACTCTATTGTTCATTGCAGTTTCTGCGCCAAACACAAAGATCAAGTAGTCAAACTCATTGTAGGTAATAATGCAGCCATCTGTGATGCATGTGTAGACTTCTGCGAAAATTTACTCAAAGACAGAAAAAAACTTGCCAAATCAACAGATGTAACATCTGCGGTATTAGATCCCAGAAGCATTAAAGATTTTTTAGATCAACATGTGGTAGGGCAAGACTCGGCCAAAATAGTTTTATCAGTGGCCATTGCTAATCATTATAAACGTATCAGTAATATTGACAATAAAGTTGAAATACAAAAAGTCAACATCTTGATGATAGGTCCCACTGGCACAGGCAAAACACTGCTGGCAAAAACTGTGGCAAGATATTTAGATGTACCCTTTGTTGTTGCTGATGCTACTTGTCTCACCGAGGCAGGGTACGTGGGCGATGATGTTGAAAGTCTTATTGGGAGACTATATGCAGCGGCCAATGGAGATATTCAACGGTGCCAGCGTGGTATAGTATTTCTTGATGAAATAGATAAAATAGCACGAAAAAGCGAAAGTGCCACAGTCGCACGAGATGTAAGTGGCGAAGGGGTACAACAGGCTTTGTTAAAATTAGTGGAAGGTACTAAATGCAAAATACCCACACAAGGAAATCGCAAATCTGCTGCCTCAGACACAGTGGAAATTGATACTACTAATATATTGTTTATTGCTGGCGGAGCGTTTGTGGGATTAGAGTCCGTGATTAAAAATCGTGTGCAGGGCACCACCATGGGATTTGGTGCCACTTTCAGTGACAATTCTAAAATTGAAACAGAACCAGTGACACCAGATGATCTTGTTCGTTATGGAATGATTCCTGAATTTGTAGGAAGATTTGGCAGTTGTGTTAGCCTACAAGCATTAACAAAACCGCAATTGATAAACATTTTAACTGAAATAAAGAATAATTTTATCAGTCAATATAAATGGTTATTTGATCAGGATGGAATTACACTAGAGTTTGACCCAGAGAGTCTTGACACAATAGCAGAACGCACATTGAAAACAAAAACTGGTGCCCGTGGTCTGCACACTGAACTTGAACGTGTATTATTACCGCACATGTTTGATTTGCCACGCTATCGCAGACAAAACATCCTTCAAGTGGTCATTAATAAAGAGCTGATAAATACTCCTATGACACTCATACAAGAAAACTCATGAAACTTTACGGTCGAACAGTACTGGTCAAAGACGGCAACGTAGACAAAGCTCTACGTAAATTCAAGAAAAAAATTCAAGAAGATGGTTTGTTAAACAATCTACGAGACCGCGAATTTTATGAAAAACCTACCACTGAACGTAAACGCAAAAAATCTGCAGCTAAAAACCGGTGGAATAAGCAAATGGCTGCTCAGTCATTGCCAAAGAAATTGTTCTGATTCTCTTTACATATAATCACAATTTTAGTATAATAAATACTGTGTAGATGCCGATGGTCGGGTCTACATTATAAGTCATCTTGCTTAATAAAGGAGAAAACAAATGACAAAAACTCTCACACTTCGTAATTTTGATATCCCAACAATTCACAAATTTGGTATCGGTTTTGATAACATGTTTGATGAATTACTGCGATTAAATTCACAACAATCTATTAACTATCCCCCTTACAACATCTTAAAAAATACTGAAGATTCTTTTAGCATTGAAATTGCTGTTGCTGGATTTAGTGAAGGCGAAATTACAGTTAATCTAAACAATCGTGTTTTAACTATCACTGGTAAAAAAGAAGATAGTGTTGAAACAGAATATCTACACAAAGGTATCAGTGATCGTGATTTTATTCGCGAATTTACTCTTGCTGAACATGTAGAAATTGTTAATGCAACACAGAAAAATGGCATGCTAACTATTAATCTAGAAAGAATTATTCCAGAAGAAATGAAACCAAAGACTATTGCAATAACCTACACAAATTAATATAATAGTAAATACACAGTGGAGGGCAACCTCCACTGCATAATTATAACAACAGAGGAATGCAAATGTCACAATCAGATACTGCCACAAAAATACAAGTTAATCATGATATTAAAGAACCACCGATGTTTCGAGTGATCTATCTCAATGACAATCAGACTTCAGCAGAATTTGTGGTTGAGAGCCTAATAAGTGTGTTTAGTTACACCACAGATACTGCATTACAAATAACCGAAAATATACACAACGAAGGTAGTGCAGTGGTAGCTGTATTGCCTTATGAAATTGCTGAACAAAAAGGTGTGGAAGTAACCATGTCAGCAAGAAGTAAGAATTACCCATTACAACTAAAATTAGAACCAGAACTGGTCTAAGATTACTTAATTTCAATACGTTTAGGGTAGTAAGGACGCTGGCACCATTCTGTATCTCCACGACCCCTACAATTGTTAGTATAGCGAATACCATTGGCAATTCTATCCACCGGCTGATGGTAATGACCAAAGCACCAAACACGGATTTTGTGTTCAGTATCTTCATTTAATGCCAATTCTAAATGAGGATTGCCAGTGGTATTAAATCTATAACTTTTGCACAATGCAATATCGTGCTCGACCAACCAGGGTGCTGGTACCGTGTGCGATACTACCACTATTGAACTAACATCTGGGTGTGTTTGTAATTTTTTTACACTGTTTATAAGATACGCAGCATCATTAAATGCTGCAGACGCAACATTATTAACGGCGATGTCGTTGATTTTGTATGCATCTTGAAACCAGGATCTGGTTTGATCTACATCAATATTAAGATTAAAATCATAACTCCACCAGCCATTTGTCCCAATAATAGCAACACCGTTTATAACTACCACATGCTCGCGCATGTACACAACATTTTTAATTTTAGCAAGCTTGTTGGCCAGTTCGTCGTAGCTTTGATCTAATGTATCGAGTTGCCATCGATGCTCGTCGTTTCCGTCAATATAAAACACAGCTTGATAACACTTACTAAGATGAGTCAATGTTTCAACTGTTGAATCGATATCGCCGCCGACATCACCAGCTACCACGCAAACTGGACTGGTGGCTTGCTCAATCCAGTTAAATGTATCCCACGATTCAACGTGTAGGTCAGAAATTAAATCAAATGCAAAAGTCATGATACATATTTAAAAGGATTTTGTATGAACATAATATTTGGAACGGAGCAGGCTGAAAAATTACGTGAAAAATTTACTGTATTAGAACTTGATACTTTTTCTTTTGGCATTAACGGCCCTGAAATAACAGCGTATTGTGTAATTGAAGGAATACCAATGGACAAATTGCCATTGGTAGAAAGCTGGCAAAAATTACACGAAGCTTTAATAAAAAATTATCAACAACGTAATTGGGCATATTGTCAAACTTTAATTGAACAGTTATCAGATGCATGGAATACTGAAATGGATAGTTTTTATAATGAAGTAAGCAATCGTATTGTTCGTCTAATTGAAGAAAACCCAGGAGACAATTGGTCTCCTATGATCGACCGTCCCTTGGGCGCTTCATTTTAGTGCTAATATAGTTTGTGCTTCCGGAATACGTGTACGGGTATTGCGACTACCCAACAACACAACTATACGACGCCCTAGTGGAGTGTCTTTCATTATAA